TCTTCATCTAACGCTTCTTGTATCTCAGCGTCAAGTTTTGCTTGTCGCTCTGCTCTTGCGTCTGTTTGAGCAGCAAAAGATTTGCTGACTTTACGTTTGTCAACCTTACGTGGTTTCCCTGCCTTGTTCTCCTTGATAATAGTAATAGCATCACCAACGGTTGCTATCTCCCCTGCTTGCTCGTCTCGTATTTCTACGCTGAAGCATTCCTCAAGAAACATGACTAACTCAACCATGTCGAGAGAGTCTAGCATAAGGTCATTTTGGATGTGACTGTCCCACTTAATTTCAGTGTCCAGTTCTTCCACCCTTTCACCCAATGTCTCAGCAATAGCGAGTGATGCTACATTTAATAGCACCTCGTCTGTCACTGGTTTGGGGGCAGCACGTAAGATATCTTTGATCTTATAAAACGTTGCTGAGTGTGACATAATTAATACTTGTACGATACTTCATTAGTTTGGCACGTCGCTCTGACAAATTCAAGTACCCTCATGAATTGTTCTGAATCATCACAGTTAAGAATCTGTACTTCAGATTGGTCACTGGTAATAGTAAATCGACGTGCGGGAATATCCACCTCACACAATTTTACGTAGTCTTCCATGGATCTCCATATTCACTGTCTTTATGATAAGGCAATGGATAAGCATTTGGGGTTGACATTGTGCCACTATGACATCTGGCATATTGTATGATGTCAGCAGCATAGTGTTTGATGTCCTCCAGATCAGCATGAATCTCTTTATAGATCTTCATAGCATTCTTCTGGTCGGGTACCCCCTTAACTTTCTCCTCTATGTAGTTTGCTTTCTCAGCGTTGATAAAATCAACGAGAGTCTTAGCCTGACTTGACGAGATTGTCATACCAAACATGTGTTTGTTCCTTTACTATAGTACATTCAACTCAGAATGTCAATTAAGGTATATTCCGTTATTACAGTTAATAGTGAATGAGCTTCCAGATGCTGACATGTTTGCACTGCCACTTGCTGACATAACAAAATCGTTTGTGTTTATCCTTACATCTGTGCTACCTGTCTGGAGTTCCCAACCTACTCCGCTACTTGTTGAGACATCCATACCAGAGGGTTGTCCACCCTCTATACAATCAATATTTTGGCCATGAGCAACGGTTTTTACCTTGCCTTGGACTTCTGTAAAACTGTTTCTACCAACGTTGTCATACTGACAACCCTTGACGTTAAATCGAAGATCACCCGCTGATTCTAGTGCGAAGGTGCCTCCCTCTTTATCCATTCTAATCACACGGTTACCTTTGATAACCTCTGTTAACTGACCTCCTCCCTCCATATTGAGACGTTTGAAGGTACATCGTTCGTTAATAGAGTTAGCTATGACTCTGAGTTCATTGTCTGCGTTGATACCAATATTGGATGTGGAATCTATCATCATAGTTCCACCAACCTTTAGTTGATATTCACCAGCCACTCTGTCATACCTGTTGCCCTCTACCTCTGTGTGTAGGTTCCCCTCCACATTTAGGTGAGCATCACCGATAACTTGAATGATAAGTTTGTCGTCCTTTTTGTTTTTACCGACCTTAAGGGTGGTCGTCCTGTCACTATTTAGGTGTAAATCTCTGGCACTGATGATATATGTGTCCTCTTCTTCGTCCATTTCGACGAGACTGCCTGTCTTACCATTGATTATACGTATTCTTTCACCATCTTTTGAGTTGTCAAACTCTAGTACATGACCCGCTGAAGTCACTGTCACCCAGTTCTTTGGATAGTTCGTTATGTGTTGAGGATTTTCATTATTCTCTTCACTACCATCGAACAGTTCTGTATTTGTGGTATCTTGTCTTGCCATTAGTATCCTCCTCCACCACCGCCACCGCTACTAGGTGGGTTGCTAGGTGGATTATATTGTTGTGGTGGTTGTGATGGTGGGTCGTTTTGTGTGGGTGGATCCACTGTTACAGGTGTAGATGGTGTCTCTGTAATACCACTTGATATGGTGGTTGTGCCTGGTGATGGGTCTGATACACCTGATACCTGTGTCTCTATCACTTCTACTGTAGTGTTCGGTGGATGACCAACACAATCAATGTAAGTAGAAGTTTCAAAGATCTCAGTAAACTTAGTAGGTCCTACGTACTGATATGTAGGAACTATATCAGCACCATATCCTTCTGGATCTACGATCCGAGGTCGTACAAATCCCACTGTCTTTGTATTGATAGTTGGGGTGAGTAACCTACCATTTGTATCAACAGATATATCACCGACCTCATTAGGTCCGACATATATCTTAGGTTCTTTGTATCCTTTACCTACGTTTGTGATGTCGATGGTGTCGAGCACTGGTATAATATCATCACAGTTAGCATACAATGCTGTAGCATTAGCAGGAATAGCGAGGTCATAGAATGTCTTCAGTGGGTTAAGTTGGAACTTATATAAACCACCAGATGTCTGTATCTTCAGACCAGGTGGAATGATGTCAGTCTTCTCTAGTGTTGCTAGAGCAACCAAACCAGTGTTGTCATAATCATATTCTATGATCTGTAGTATCGCTGTGTTTGGATCTCCATCTGACTCTTGGAAGAATAGTACATCTCCCTCGTCAGCATAGTCATTTAGCTCTACATTGTCTATGAGGTAGAACTTCTGTTCTCTTGGGCAGTATGTATTGTCAGGATCTAATCCGTATCCTACGCCTGGTTTATCGACTCTTACTTTCTCTATTTTACCACCCTTAACAATAGGAGTCAACTTAGCACCAACACCCTCTGGTTCATTACATGTGAACATTGCTCTGACTCTAGCAGTCGTGTTGATGTTAGAACCTTTATTACGCATGAACACACCAACCATAGCACCTATGTCATCAATGATAGGTAACGCTCTGATAATACTTGTGGACTGTGCATTGTCAAAAATTAATTCTGGGAAGCAAGGTTTCTTACGTGTGTTACTTGGACTACAGTTTAGACTTGCGAAGTTGATAGTACCATCTGACGCACGTATAGGATATACACTGTCAAACTTCTCTACTAGACTCTTACCCTTCTCAAATGTCTTAGACGTTACACCAGTGCCAGGTGCACCAACCTCTGCGAACTCACCGTTCTTAGTGTTGAAAGCTTTCTTGACGAGTTTACCACCTTCCAACTTAGTGACTGGAACCCATCCACGTGAATTGGGCTTAGCTGTACCAACTAACTGAGTCTTACCATCTTTCAATGCACTCTTCGCTGCATCACTGTACTGACTCATCTGTTTCTTCTGCTTGTCTGCTTCACTCTCTTTACCCCCTGCTCCTGTCTCGAATGTAGATAAACCAAGAGCACAAGATAGATCGCCATCACAAACCATGTCGATTAGATCGAGTATCTTAGAAGTGATACCTTGTATAAGGTTAGCATTGTTCTTGATAGCACTCAATGCACCATCAAGGATACCAAGTGCAGTGCTAAGACCCTCCATCAACTTCTCCATCATTCCACCAAACAAGTCTGAGAATATGTCCTGTGCCAAACACAATGCAGCGTCTAGTGCTTGACTTAACAAGTCATTCAACAGTCCACCAATAACATCTGCCAGTTCATTGAAGATTTGTTTGAAGAGACAGTCAACAAGATCTCCTATGTTCTTGAGTTGATCCACAGCTGGATCTAACAAATCAGGATCAGGAATCTTGATGTCATTGATAACGTCTTCTATGTGCTTCTGTGCTTCCTTCATCACTGTACCCTTGACGTTAGAAAGTGCACCTGCCATGAATCCTTGTATTCTATTCTGTACTGCTTCAATCTCTCCTGCTACGTCTTCTATATCACCAGTGACCTTGTTGATAAACTCACCTACATCATTCTTTTCTATACCTCTAGCAAATTTTAGGAACTCAGCAGTAGCACCCTTGATCTTCACATCTGCGGGTGTACCACACTTACCATTACCTACATGTATAGTATATTTCTTTCTCTCATCAGCCTTCTTCATTGCCTCAGTCTGCTGCTGTGCTTTACCACGTTCGTTGACTGTTGAGACTGTATCGTCTTCGGTTGTTTGTTGTACAGGTCCGCTAGTGTTACCTGTTTGTGGGTCAGTAGATGTTGTATCAGCTGTACCACCTACGATACCACCACCTGTACCATGCTTATCTGGATCATAGTCTGGTGCATGTATCTGTTGATATCCTATGCTACTCTGCTCTGGTAGTTTAGTGTATATTGCTTCTGGGTTCTGGTCACTGATACTACCCATGATCACTGGTATCTGGGCTGAGGATCCATCCATGAAGAATCCAACTACCCATGAGCTAACTTGTAACTGTTGGATAGATCCCATACCACTCTTCATGGCATAGACAGCTGGCATGATACAAGATGCCCAAGGTAGATCTCTGGTTGGTAGTACCTCTTTGTCTGGGTTGTGATACCCTACAATTCTAACCTTAACCTTACCTGTATAATCGTAATCTAGTGACTCCTCACCATTGTTCTCTGGATCTGACCCGTCGTTCTCGACTTGTCCTATCCACCAGTTGAACCCATCTTTACCGATGGCATGTGCTGCACTCTCTAAATTCATCCTATACTATCTCTATACAGTGTGACCTGAGTAGACATGGTGTCTCTCTCTGTCAAAAATTGACGATAGATTTTACCTACTATGTAGCGACCACTAATATCAGGATCTGGCATGCCAGATCTAGCGTCAAACTTAAGAACTCTAACTACCTCTCCAATCATCAAGTCTTGCTTACCCTCATACTCAAAGGTAGCTGACTGATTGAAGAACAACTGATTTCGGATCATGGACTGACTGAGCTGTCTTGTTAGTTCTTGTGTGTATGTACCCTCTGTGTACATAGCTGAGTCTATTACTTTAGACATAATTCTAGTTGGTGAACCACCTATTTCTTCTCCACCAAACCTCTTGTAAAACTCTGGTAGTTCTGACATTGGGTTTAACTTCTTCATTTTAGAATAGAAGTCATTAATGAAGAACGGTGTCTCAGTGTACTTAAAGTCCTTCATGTCCAATGTGAACGTGGTACTAGCATAACTACCAAGGTTAAGACCACGGAATATGTCCGAAGAACCTTGTACTGTAAATCCATCTACAGCGATCTCATCCTCATCTAACTCATCTGCGTTGAAGTTTACTTTTATATCTCTTACCTTTGGTTGTTCTACCAGAGAATCCATTGCTTTGAAATGATATCCTTTTCTGTCCTCATAGAATAAAAATCCTGCACTCTTCTTACCACTACCACTCTGTAGTATAGATCTCCATGCTAACCATGAGATAATAGTATATGGATCCCAGTATGGACTGACGAAAGATAGTTTAGTAGCACTCTCATCAGTTTCAATAGTTTTATCTGTCTTTATCTCTTTCTGCATCAACTCCTTTACTATCTCATGAGTTTGCTCACCCCCTCCCTTACCAAATCTACGGGAAATTTTTTTAGCAGCATTTCTTGCTGCATCCACTGAAACACAATACAGAGTTGCCTGTGATTTCTTACCATCTACAATCATTCTATCTTTGATATCATATATGATCATGTCATATGTAATCACATTACCACTACCATCAGTCCATTTGATGTCTATGGGTTCCATACCCTCTAGGTTTCCTAACACTCCTGTTGATGAGTCATTCAGTTTAAGAATCAATAGTACATTTGATTTAGTAATATCTTCGATATAATGTAACTCTAATAAATTATTGCTTGTAAAAGGTTGCACCATCATACCGTTCTGATCCGTCTCTGGATCATACATTGACATACCTATCTTTAGGTCTAGTAACTCAAAATTAGATTCTTTGTTCATACTACGTCGTTGGGTGTCTGACCCCCATCTACGATGCTAATGCTATGTAGTAGATGTTTGCTTGGTTTTAGTGGTGCGGGAGGTAGTGGATCTGATTCACCAATACCCATACCTTTGTTAGAACCCATGGAAGCAATAGCTTTCATGATTGATTCTGAACTCATATCTGTTTCACCAGTAGCACCCTTAATTGTAAGTTGATTAAGTTCACTCATGTTCATCTCATTGTCCATGATGACTTGGTTAGTCAAAGAATTTATATCTTGCTTCTCATATTGACTACCTTTCTCAGCTGGTTGTACTCCACCTAGTATCTTATTCAACACACTGGTAGTCGCACTGATCGCCATGCCAGTAGAAGAACTCATGAATGCTTTCTTAGCACCTTGTTTGATAGTATTGAAAGTATTTCTTACCTTGTCCAGTCTAGTACTACCTTGGGTAGATATAGTGTCAGGTGCTTCTGGAGGATGTGATGCACCACCCACACCAAGTGAAGGTCCTCCCTTCATCATTTCCTGCATCTGAAGGACTGCTTTTTGTGTCTCAGTAGGATTATCGGGGTCATAAGGTTCACCTGCAACCAGTGTTTGACTTGAACTCTCAGTGCCAGATGATTGAGTAACCTGTGTTTGTGGCTGCTGCTTCTTCTTCCTACCACCAAACATCATTCTACCCAAGGCACCAACTATACCACCACCCTTTACAAAATTCATCAGTTTATTTTCTTTCTTTTTCTTCTTAGTTTTTACACCAAACGTCTTTCCTACCTTAGATATCTGT